ATTTTTCCCTCCAATAAAACGATTTATGTGTTATAAATACAATACTCTAAATGAGTAAAAATGTCAAGCGAATAATTAAAATAATATTCAATTAGTGTAATTGCACAAAAATCTGCAATAATCTTTGTGCGTAATTTACTTGTAAAAGATATTGACAAATACTCTTATTGCGTATATAATTAGCTTGTAAATACGCAATAAGAGTATTTTGCTTGATACGATAAAGGAGGTGAGATTGGTGCTGTTTTTATATCCAAATATTGAAGCCGAAAGAGCAAGAGCTAATATGACACAAGAAGACCTTGCTAATAAGTTAAAAATTGAACGTAAAAGTTATTATAATTGGCAAACAAAAGGTAATATCCCCATTAATATACTTTTGAGTTTAGCTGATATTTTTAATTGTTCAACCGATTACTTATTAGGAAGAACTAACAATCCTTCTTGTTTCATAGAAACTATCAGAAACTAACTTTGCCGAACAGCAGAAATCAGCTTAGGAGGTGAAGAAAAGACGGAAGTAATAATAATTTTAGGACTGCTAATGCTTTGCACAGCTTTTGTTTCAGCAGTATTAGCAATAAAAATAGTAGCCGCCCATTTGTATAAAACAATAGACAGCTACCTTGATAAGCACGACGCTCAAATTATGGATCTGATTAAGTGGGCAAAGGACGAAGACAAACATCAATGAATTTGCTGAAATATTGCTCAAAAGCAGAAAACAGAAAGGTCTTTCACAAAGCGAGCTTGCTAAGGAATCAGGCTTTACTAAAAGAGCTATTCAGTATTGGGAGAAAGGAAAGAAGAGCATTTCTCTTGAAAATGCCGACAGGCTCTTAACGGCTTTGGGTGTAGAAATCAAGATAGGTAAAACAGAAAGCAGGTGATAACAATGCAGATAACAGGCACACCCGATGAAATCGCAGAATTTATGAATCTGCTGAAAAGCGATTACAGAGGTGACTGCACAATCGAAAAAGATGTTAATCGAAATAAAGTAGGGAGGTGTACATATGGACACAGTTCAGATGAACAAAAAAATCAAAGAAATTATGGATAGCAGTGATGTCTATCTGCTTTCGGAAGATGCCGCAAAGGCTATTGGAGTTGCTCCGCAAAACTTGCGTGAACAGGCAAAGGACGAACCCGAAAAATTGGGATTCAATGTAATTGTAGTCGGCACATCTATCCGTATTCCGAGAATACCGTTCCTCAATTATATTCTCGGTTCAAACCCGTTGAAAGGAGTGTAACAAATGGCATTTAAAGATTTAGAAACAAAAAGGTCACTTAGAAAAAAGTACCGTGACAGCAAAGACCAGCTTAAATACACGCAAAAAAGTCTTGCAAGCGCCGAGCAGGAGCGTGACATCGCTAACAGCCGTCTTGAAAAAACAAAGGCAAAGCTTGACAAAGTGACAACCTTGTATGTTGCCGAAAGAGCAAAGAACGCAGAGTTTACCCGAAAACTCAAAGCCCTTGAAACGCCTGAATCCGATTCCTTCGGTTTTGAATGTGTGGGGGTAAAGAAATGAAAGAAAATGTTTTTGAACGAATGGAAAGAATTGACGGACAGAGAAAAATCTCTGATTTCATTGTTAAGCAAAAACAGGATTATGAATTTAAAGTTAAGTATGCAACTATCAGAGCGAGAGAATTTGCTGAAGAATGCGATAGACGAGAATTAAGCTATCACGTTTCGGTCGGCGGTCTTGATAGCATTACATTATTTATCTTTTTAAAGTCGATTGGAATCCATGCCCCAGGAATCAGCGTTTCTTACCTTGAAGATTCAAGCATTCAAAAAATACATAAAGAGCTCGGAATTGAAAGGTTAAAGCCATCAGTTCGGTATGTTGACAGTGCAGGAAAAGAACACCGCTGGACTAAACAGGATATAATTCAGGAGTTTGGATTTCCTGTCTTATCAAAAGAAATTTCCGCCAAGATTGAATTACTTGCAAATCCGACCGAAAAAAACAAAACTGTTCGACACGCTATTGTAACAGGCGAAACAGGGGCCTATGGCGGTTATCAAAAAAACAGTCGTATGAAAATGTCGCAAAAATGGCTTGAAAAGTTCGGCGGTTATGCGAACAATGAAGAGGGTACAAATTACCAAATTCCAAATTTCAAAGTGTCATCAAAATGCTGCTATTATCTAAAAGAAAAGCCTTGTGACACTTGGGCAAAAGAACATAACAGCGTGCCTTATCTTGGCTTGATGGCTTCCGAAGGCGGAAGAAGAGCTAAATCCTTAATGATAAATGGTTGTAATTATTTCGGTAAATCTACAATCAGATCAGCACCGTTTGCGATTTTTAACAGACAGGACATTTTGCAACTTGCTCTTGATTTAAATGTTCCTGTTCCCGAAATATATGGAAAAATCGAGAGGCAAGAAGATGGTACTTTGTACACAACCAAAGCTCAAAGAACAGGTTGCTCAATGTGCGGATTTGGTTTGCACTTGGAAAAGCGCCCTCATAGATTTGACTTACTTAAAGAGCGAAATCCTAAAGAGTGGGAGTATTGGATGTATAACTGCTGCACAGATGATAAAACAGGCGAAAGATACGGCTGGGCAAGGGTGTTGGATTATATCAATGTTAAATATTAATTGCAATTGCAAAGAAAAATCCGCTGAAGCTCTGCAAAGCCTCAACGGACAAAGAAAAATACCTTAATTAAATGATAGACAATTTTAAGCGAATTGTCAAGGAGGACTTTAATATGTCAGTAAAAATATCAGCTTTTGAAATCGAAAATGTAAAAAGAGTAAAGGCGGTTGCTTATGAACCGACCGAAAACGGACTTACCGTGTTGGGCGGTAAAAACGGACAGGGCAAGACATCTGTTCTTGACGCAATTGCGTGGGCTCTCGGCGGTAATCGTTTTGCTCCGTCTGCTCCGTACCGTGAGGGTTCAACAATTCCGCCACATCTCAAAATCAAGCTCTCAAACGGTATAGTTGTGGAGCGTAGCGGTAAGAACAGCAGTCTTAAAGTAATTGACACCGCAGGCAACAAAGGCGGACAGGCTTTGCTTGACGCATTTGTCAGTAACTTTGCTCTTGACCTGCCGAAATTTATGAATGCAACCGGCAAGGAAAAGGCTGACACGCTCTTGCAGATTATCGGTGTAGGCAACAGAGTTTACGAGCTTGAAACGCAGGAAACACAGGTGTATAACGAGCGCCGTGCTATCGGTCAGATTGCAGACCAAAAGAAAAAGTTTGCCGCCGAAATGCCCGAATACGAAGGCGTGCCGAATGAACCTGTATCAGCCTCTGAACTTATCAATAAACAGCAGGAAATTCTTGCACGCAACGGTGAAAATAACCGCCTGAGAGCAGAAAAAGATAGCCTTGAAATCCGTGCCAACAGCTTACAGAGCGAAATCAACAGGCTTAACGAGGATTTGAGAAAATACAATTCCGAACTTACAAAAGTGCTTGCACAGCTTGAACAGAGCAGAAAGACCGTTGCCGAACTGCACGATGAAAGCACGGCAGAACTTGAAAGAAACATTACCGAGATTGATGAAATTAACCGCAAAGTCAGAGCCAACCTCGATAAAGCGAAAGCTGATGAGGACGCAAAGGAATATTACGGCAAGTACGCCGATATGACGGCACAGCTTGAAGAAATCCGCAAAACAAAATATGACTTGCTCAACAACGCAAATTTGCCCCTTGACGGCTTATCGGTTGAAAATGGCGAGCTTACATATAACGGTTTTAAGTGGGACAACATGAGCGGTTCGGAACAGCTTCGTGTCGCTACGGCAATTGTTCGCAAGCTCAATCCTGAATGCGGATTTGTCCTGCTTGACAAGCTCGAACAAATGGATACCGACACACTCAAAGACTTTGCAAAATGGCTTGAATCAGAGGGATTGCAGGCTATTGCAACAAGAGTTTCAAACGGCGATGAATGCTCAATAATCATCGAGGACGGCTATATTAAGTCCGAAACAACCGCACCTGTTACAACACCGACTTGGACAGAAGGAGAGTTTTAATTATGGCTACAAGAACTACAGCTAAAACAACAGCAAAAACAAATACAAATGAATGTGTAATCAAATGCAATCCGCACAGAGAGCTTGCCTGCGGTTATACCAAGGTCAAGATTATGCCTGAAAACTATTCAAGAATTGTTTTGATTGCAGGTATGACAGGCAAGTCAATACAGGATTTGACAAACGAATTGCTCAACTACGCAATCGACTATGTTGTCATTGATGTTGACGGCAATAAAATCAATTTTTCAGATGTACAGGGGGTGAGATAATGAACATCACAAGAGGTAAAATCAAGTCGGCTCAAAAGGTTGTAATTTACGGTCCCGAGGGTATCGGCAAGTCAACTTTTGCTTCGCAGTTTCCGAATCCTCTGTTTATCGACACTGAAGGTAGTACAAAAAACCTTGATGTTGCAAGAATGGATAAGCCGACATCATGGACGATGCTCAAGAGTCAGCTTGAATATATCAAAAGCAATCCGACTGTATGCAAGACGGTTGTTATTGATACAATCGACTGGGCAGAACAGCTTTGTATTGATGATATTTGCTCAAAGTACGGCAAAAAAGGTATTGAAGATTTCGGTTACGGAAACGGATATGTTTACGAAAAAGAGGAGTTCGGCAGATTCTTGAACAGCCTTGAAGATTTAATCGACAGAGGTATCAATGTTGTGCTTACCGCACACGCACAGCTCCGCAAGTTTTCACAGCCTGATGAAATCGGGGAATATGACCGTTGGGAGCTTAAACTCGGCAAAAAGACTGCTTCACAGATTTCTCCGCTTGTAAAAGAATGGGCAGATATGGTGCTTTTCGCAAATTATAAAACAGTAGCGGTAGCGACCGACAAAGACGGCAGAAAGTACAAAGCGCAGGGCGGAGGGAGAGTGATGTACACGCTTCATCACCCTTGTTGGGACGCAAAGAACCGTCACGGACTGCCCGAAGAAATGGACTTTAGCTATGCAGGCATTGCCCATATTTTTAATGATGTTGCACCTGTAAATAACGCTCCTGTTCCGCAGAATCCGATACCTCAGCCGCCTAAGGCAGAGCCTGCGACACAGCCTGTGCCACAACCTACGCAAATTGAAAAAACTCCCGAATCTGTACCGCTGTCAACACCTCAGATACAGAATGATAAATCTGTTAATATTCCCGAGGGCATACCAAAAGCTCTTGCCGACCTTATGAGAGCTAACGGTGTTGATGAAAGCGAAATCAGACAGGCGGTGTTTACACAGGGACACTACCCTTACGATACACCGATTACAAACTATGACCCACGATTTATTAACGGTTGCCTTGTGGGAGCGTGGAATAAGGTGTTTGAAGTGATACAGAGCAACCGTGACTTACCATTTTAATAAGAAAGGAATATGTATAAATGGATAGAGAATTCGGTTGGAACGACGAAATAACCGAAGAGGGCGGAAATTACGAATCGCTCCCCGAGGGTGATTATGATTTTACAGTAGCAAAGGTTGAGCGTGCTCGCTCACAGGGTAAAGGTAAACTGCCACCATGTAATATGGCGAAAGTGACTTTTGATGTGTGGGGGGCAGATGACAAGCGAGAAATTACAGTTAATTTCGTACTGCACTCCTCGCTTGAATGGAAGCTGTCACAGCTCTTTTTGTCCGTGTCAATGAAAAAGCACGGCGAACCGCTCCGTATGGACTGGACAGGCATTATCGGCAAGAAAGGTAAATGTCAGGTTATCATACGCAAATATGTCAAGAATGACGGTACAGAGGGCGTAACAAATGACATCAAGTATTTTTATGCCTACGATGAGCAGGTGACAACGGTATCTCCTGCCGTAGCACAGCCTGCACCTCAGCAGTATGTACAGCCTACATATCCGCCACAGTATAACACACAGCCTGCACCTCAGCAGTATGTACAGCCTACATATCCGCCACAGTATAACACACAGCCTGCAACGCCAAATACTGCGATGCCGAATAACTGGACACCGGGTAGCTTTTAATGCAGTTACGACCGTATCAGAATGAAGCGAAGAATGCCGTTTTCTCCGAGTGGGAAAGCGGCAATTTAAAAACATTACTTGTCTTGCCTACAGGCTGTGGCAAGACGATAGTTTTTGCAAAAATCACCGAAGAATGTGTCCGTCGAGGTGACAGGGTGCTGATACTTGCCCACCGTGGAGAATTGCTCGACCAAGCGGCGGACAAAATCCAAAAAGCAACAGGACTTAATTCGTCGGTTGAAAAAGCCGAGCAAAGTTGCATAGGTTCGTGGAACAGGGTTGTTGTAGGCTCTGTACAGACGCTTATGCGTGAGAAAAGACTGTCAAACTTTGACAGCGATTATTTCGACACAATCATTATTGATGAAGCACATCACTCAATCAGCGACAGCTATCAGCGTGTGCTTGAGCATTTTGACAATGCAAAAGTGTTGGGTGTTACCGCAACACCCGACCGAGGAGATATGAAAAATTTAGGAGCAGTATTTGATTCGCTTGCGTATGAATACACACTCCCTAAGGCTATCAAAGAGGGGTATCTGTCACCGATTAAAGCTGTGACAATACCGCTTACACTTGACCTTTCGGGAGTTGCCACACAGGCAGGAGATTTTAAAGCAAGCGACATTGACACGGCACTTGATCCGTATCTTTATCAGATTGCCGAAGAAATGAAAAAATACTGTAAGGACCGTAAAACTGTTGTGTTTTTACCACTTGTAAAAACATCGCAGAAATTTAGAGATATTTTGAACGAAAAAGGCTTTAAAGCGGCAGAGGTCAACGGCAACAGCGAAGACAGAGCGGAAGTATTGCAGGATTTTGAAAACGATAAATACAATGTGCTGTGCAACTCCATGCTTTTAACCGAGGGTTGGGACTGCCCAAGCGTTGACTGCGTTGTCGTTTTAAGACCTACAAAGGTGCGTGGGCTTTACTGCCAAATGGTCGGCAGAGGAACAAGGCTTGCACCAAACAAGACGGAGCTTTTACTCCTCGACTTTTTATGGCATACAGAGCGACACGAACTGTGCAGACCTGCACATCTCATTTGCGACAACGAAGAAGTCGCACGAAAGATGACCGAAAACTTATCGGAACAGGCAGGCTGCCCGATTGACATTGAAGAAGCAGAGGAAAAAGCAAGCGAAGATGTTGTTGCTCAGCGTGAAGAGGCGCTTGCAAATCAGCTTGCGGAAATGCGAACACGCAAACGCAAACTTGTAGATCCGTTGCAGTACGAAATGTCAATTCAGGCGCAGGACCTTGCAGGATATGTTCCGGCATTTGGCTGGGAGTGTTCTCCGCCTACAGACAAACAGAAAGCAAAGCTTGAAAAGTTCGGAATATTCCCTGATGAAATTCAGAGTGCCGGCAAAGCAAAACTTATTCTTGACAGGCTTGAAAAGCGAAGAATTGAGGGCTTAACCACACCTAAACAAATCCGTATGCTTGAAAGCAGAGGTTTTCAGCACGTGGGCAAATGGCAGTTTGACGAAGCGTCAGCTTTGATTTCAAGGATTGCCGCAAACGGTTGGAGAACTCCGAAAAGCATTAACCCGAAAACATATGTACCGCAAAGCGAGGTGAATACGGTTGGACTTACTTAATGCACTTGAATACATCAATCCGTCCGAGCTTGACTACCAAGACTGGGTAAATGTCGGAATGGCACTCAAACAAGAGGGATACAGCGTAAAGGACTGGGACGATTGGAGCAGAGCAGACAGCCGATATCACAACGGTGAGTGTGAAAAGAAATGGCAAAGCTTTAACGGCTCTGCCTCACCTGTCACAGCAGGCACGATAGTCCAAATGGCAAAAGACAGGGGGATGACTTTTCGTGAATCGAAAGAACTCGGCTGGAATGATGAAATTGCTTTTGAACAGGGCGATATCGGAGTAACAGCCTGTGAGGGTGTAAAGTTTCACGAGCCTGCAAACTGGAATCCTGTGAATGAAATTGTAACCTACCTTGAAACCCTCTTTGACAGCTCCGAAAATGTCGGCTATGTAACCGAAACTTGGGAGAAAAACGATAACGGCAAGGTTAAATATCTGCCTACAAAGGGCAGTTGTGACCGTACGGCAGGTGAGCTTATTGCCGCCCTCAACAATTGTGACGGTGATATATCAAATGTATTCGGTGATTACAAACCCGAGGCAGGTGCGTGGATAAGGTTTAATCCGTTGGACGGTAAGGGTGTTAAAAACGAGAATGTAACCGATTATCGTTACGCTCTGGTGGAATCTGACTGTATGGCTCTTGAAGAACAAAATGCAATCATCAGAGAGCTTGAGCTGCCTGTTGCGGTGCTTGTTTATTCGGGCGGAAAATCAGTCCATGCTATTGTTAAGATTGATGCCGCAAACTATGACGAATACCGCAAAAGGGTTGATTATCTCTACAATGTATGCCATAAAAACGGCTTTGAAATCGACAAGCAGAACCGCAATCCGTCAAGATTGAGCCGTATGCCCGGTGTTATCCGCAACGGCAAAAAGCAGTTTATCATTGACACAAACATCGGTAAATCAGATTTTGCCGAGTGGAAAGACTGGGTGGAAAGTATCAACGATGACTTGCCCGATCTTGACAACCTCGCAGATTTTTTTGAAAATCCTCCCGAACTTGCTCCGCCTCTGATTGAGGGAGTATTGCGACAGGGACATAAAATGCTCCTCGGCGGACCCTCAAAAGCAGGTAAGTCATTTGGTCTTATCGAATTGTGTATTGCAATTGCCGAGGGAACAGAATGGTTCGGCTTTAAGTGTGCGCAGGGCAATGTCTTGTATGTGAATCTTGAGCTTGACCGTGCGTCCTGCTTTCACCGTTTTAAAGATGTTTATGAGGCATTGGGACTTGAACCAAAAAACTTAAACAGAATTGATATTTGGAACTTGCGTGGCAAGTCCGTGCCTATGGATAAGTTAGCGCCTATGCTCATACGCAGAGCTTTAAAAGGCAACTTTATAGCTGTTGTGATTGACCCGATATACAAGGTTATTACAGGTGATGAGAACAGTGCGGACCAAATGGCACACTTCTGCAACCAGTTTGACAAGGTATGTACAGAAATCGGATGTGCGGTAATCTACTGTCACCACCATTCAAAAGGTGCTCAGGGCGGTAAAAAGTCAATGGACAGAGTGTCGGGTTCGGGTGTTTTCGCTCGTGACCCTGACGCACTTCTTGACCTTACAAGACTTGAAATCAGCGATGATTTGATGAAACAGCAAAAGGATGAAAGAACCTGTAAAATCTGCAAAGACTGGATAGGTCGCTTCAACAAAATCAGTGAAGTGTGTTCGCAGGACGATTTGGTAATATCAAATAATATGATTGACATCGCACGCAAAACGCTTCCTGAACAGTCTTTTAAGCTGATGATGTCAGATGTTGCCCGTGCCGAAAAAACCGTAAAAGGGATGTCAGCGTGGAGAATAGAGGGTACTCTGCGAGAGTTTCCGGCATTTGATGCACTTAACCTTTGGTTTGATTATCCGATTCACAAATCGGACGCAACAGGTGTGTTGAAGGACTGTAATTTTGAGGGCGATTTTAACATCAAAGGCTCACCCTACAAAAAGAATTTCAGCAAGAAAAAAAGTGAATCGGAACGCAAAAAAGAACGCTCAGAATCTATTATGACAGCGTTTACTGCAGAAGAAAATAACGGTCAGGCAGATATAAATGACATTGCTACATATCTTGGAGTTACCGAAAAAACAGTCCGAAATCGACTAAAAGAACACGGCGGATTTTGGATTGACGGCGGTAAAACAGGATTGAGGGAAAAGGAAAAAGTCGAATAAATTTTCCTTTCTGTCAAATTTGGAAAGGAAAATTTTATCGAGAATTTCCCTTTCCGTGAGGGAAAATAGGGAAAATTTCCCGAGATTTTCCTTTTCTAAAAATGACGGAAAATGACTTTTTTCTCGAGATTTTCCGAGGGAAAGAAAAAACCTATATATATATTCTATATATATAGGAGTATTTCCGTTCCCTAAGGTCACAGGGGTGAAGTAGTTGTGCGAAGCTTACGCACAACAACTCCTTCCCCTGACCTGTGACTAAAAGCAAAATTTTAAAGTTAAGAAAGGAATGGCAAAAAATGGCAAAATGCAAAACGACTTCAAAAGATAAAAGATTGAAAATCGCTAAGGGAATGCCACCTTTGAGGCGAAAACTTCCAAATAAAAGTTACAGTTACAAAAACGATCAGGTAATGGACTGGATTTCTAAACGACCGGCGTTGATTGACTATGTGTTGGATAAGTTAGTAGCTAACGGATACATAGTTTACGACCCGAAATTAAAGTTGTGGTATGGAGTTGATTATTTTGAAGAAAATGAAGACTGAATTTTTTATGCCGATGATACCGCCGACCGTAACGGCACAGGAACATAAAGTTATGGTAAAAAACGGCAAACCTGTTTTTTACAATCCGCCCGAGGTGAAACAGGCAAGAGAAAAGCTCATGTCACATTTAGCAAAGTTTAAACCGTCAGACCCGTACAAGTCGGGTGTCAGACTGATAACAAAGTGGTGCTTTCCTCGTGGTAAACATCAGGACGGCGAATATCGTATAACAAAACCTGACACGGACAATCTGCAAAAAATGCTAAAAGACTGTATGACCGCTCTCGGCTTTTGGTCTGATGACGCACTTGTTGCAAGTGAGATATGTGAAAAGTTTTGGGCAGAGGTTTCGGGTATTTACATCAAGGTGGAAGAACTGTGAATATCTCGGAAGTTAAACGCAACCTTGAAAGAACCGTGCTGTACAATGGAGCAGAATACATTCTGAAAGGCTGTATCATCAGACGGAATACAACGGGTCGGTTTTACTATCAGGCAGAGCTTATGGACACCAAAGCCAAAAGCTCGTTGATTGTAACTGCACTTGATAAGATTGACGAAAGGAGAGAAAGCATTGAAAGCGAGAATACCTGTTAAGCTGAAAAAGGAGGCTATGGCGGAGATTAACCGCCTTGCCGACAGGGAATACCAGAAAGTCAAGGACAAGGAAATTGCGGACGCCACAAGGCGAATTTTTAAGATGATTGTATTTGCCTTGTATAAGGATTTCGGCTTTGGTCGTGATAGATGTGCAAAGGCTTTGAAGTCGATGACCGAGATAATTGAACACTCCGACACCGACGAAGTCTTTTGGGACCATATTGACAGGGTTGTCATCGACAAGCTGAAACTTGAATTTGACAAACGGGACTATACCGACAATGGGAAAGTTGTTAATTTTGAAGGAGACGAAGAAAATGATTGATTGTTCAAAAACAGAGAATTATTTCGCTGAAAAGCGAAGAATGACGAAAAGGACAAAGAATGGATTATGCAAAACTAAGTGTAGTGACTGTCCTTTGTGTAGTGATAACAACGGTACATCTGAAGATATGAGCTGTACAACTTTTGAAATGTATTACCCTGAAAAGGCGGTTAAGGCTGTACAGAGGTGGAGCAACGAGCATCCGCAAAAGACATTTGTTACGGAGTTCTTGAAGAATTATCCGAACGCAGAGCTTGATCACGGAGTACCAAAGGTTTGCCTAAAAAAATTAGGAGCTGTTTCGGGTTGTGCAAAAACAAAAAAAGGTGACTTGTATATTAGCTGTTATAGTTGTTGGAATCAGCCTATTGAGGACCACGCAACAAGCAGTACAATGACCGCCAAAGGAGAATGACAAATAATGGAATTTACACTTAATAAAGAAACAATGGAATTTGAACCTGTCAAACAGCCATTTAAAGTTGTTGAAATCAGATGCGAAACCGAAAAAGACTACAACGATTTTGAGAAGATCATAGCGTTGAATCAGCCAAAAAAGCCTGTTAAATCTGATAAACAGGTAATCCGCTATGTGCAGACATATGAGTGCCCTAACTGCGGAAGAAAATTCACAGGCAACATAATGAATTACTGCTACCATTGCGGTCAGAAATTAGATTGGTCTGATGAAATGGACAGTGAAGAGCGATGAGAGTCTATCAGTGTGATTGTTGTAACAAAGTTATCGCAGATCCGTACACAGTTAAAATGAAGGAATTCTATCTAGGGATGATGGATACTGACTGTAGTAGTGGCATTGTGATTCCTATTGAAAGAAAGAGAAAAATTAAAATCCAGATATGTAATGATTGTTACAAAGGCTTACATCTTATTGCTGAAAGAAAGGAGCGTGAAAACAATGATTGAAAAAGAATTAAAAATCCGTGAGGTATCCGGTGATTATGCTTTGGATATACCGTTCGCAGACGGTAGTGTAAACACGATATACTTTAATTCAAAACGAAATGTCGAAACAGTTAAGCATATTATCGAAGTTGACGGAAGTAAACCCAACGAAGAAACCGTGTGTGATATGCAAGAGATTAAGCACGGAAGTTGGGAATATGACAGCGAGGGTGTCGGTTATGCAAATTATTTATGTTCAGAGTGTGGCAACTTTCTCACTTTTTACGAGGACATTGATTTGTATCCATATTGTCCCTATTGCGGTGCAAAAATGAAACAGGAGCGTGATACGGATTGACGGTTAAAGATTATTTATATTCGGTCAGGGTTTCGGATAAGCTGATCAGAACGAAAGAACACGAGCTGTCGAAACTTAGGCTGAATATTGCACAGGTATTGGTTAAGCAGAACGAGCCTGTTAAGACATCAGGAGTGAATGACCCTATGCGGATTGTTGACAGGATTGCAGACCTGCAGACTGAAATCAATCGGGAAATTGACAATCTTGTGCGGTTGAAAACTGAAATCCGCAGTAAAATCAACGCACTTGACGATTACCGTTACATTGCAATTTTGACTGAGTATTACATAAATTGTCAGAGGTGGGAGGATATTGCCGAGAGTATGGAAATGAGCGTAAGGCATACCCTGAGATTGCACGGCGAAGCGTTACAGGCGTTCCAAAAAAAGTTTGATTTCTCGTAAAATTATTTTGAAATGTCATTGAATGTCACCCTTACCCTGCGTATAATGGTATTATGAAAGTTTGACAAACAGGACATATGTAAAACTCTCCTAAGATAAAAATCGCACAGACCGCTCTCGTTTGAGGGCGGTCTGTGTTGTGTGCGGTTATTTTATACAAATTATTACTTTCTTAATTGTGCGGTTTACAGAAAAATGTAAAATCTGTTGAATTGTGTCAAATAATATGATAGATTAGTGATATATTACAACTAAGGAGAGTTGCATATGAGCGAAGAAAATAAGACAAAAACCTGTTTTGTTATAATGCCTATATCAGACCAGCCAAAATATCCTACAGGTCATTTTGATAAAATATACGAACAGATAATTGTTCCTGCTGTCAAAGAGGCGGAGTTTGAACCTATAAGAGCAGACAGTAATCAAATATGTGATCCGATAATGCAAAAAATTTTGAAAAATTTAATTGAATGTGATATGGCAATTTGCGATTTAAGTTCAAGAAATCCAAATGTTATGTATGAATTAGGAATTCGACAAGCTTATGGCAAAAAAGTAGTTTTGGTACAGGACGATGCTACTGATAAAATTTTTGACGTAGCAGGAATTAATACTGTTTTTTATAAGAAAGATAGATTGTATGAAAATGTTATTAAGGCAAAAGATGATATTGCTAATGCGATAAAGGAAACTTATGAAAATGGTTCGTATTCATTATTAGATATCGCAGGTTTAAAAAATGTTATTTTAGATAATCAGCAATCAAAAAATAATGATATTCAAGTTAGTAATCGTGTACTTGCAGATATAATGATTTCACAATGCAAAGACATAGATAAATTAATAAACGGCACAAGAGATGTTGATTTACTTTTGGAATATTACAAAAAGATAGCAACAATTGTAGGCAAGGGCGAAGAGAATAAAACTATAACACCGGAAGAGCGTATAAGGTTGAAAAATGCCCTTTCAAAAATAAATGATAGAATGGGCGAATTAAGATATAATAATTGAGAGTGCATTTAGTACTCTCTTTTCTTTTGCTGATTTTTAGAAAAGGGCGGTGATACCGTGAAAGACAAATTAAATGCAAGACAGAGGAAGTTTGCGGAATATTATGCGCAGAGCGGTAACACCGTTCAGAGTGCGATACAGGCAGGATATTCAGAAAATTACGCAAACGCAAGAGCATATGAATTGTTGGAGAATGTTGGAGTTTCAAAATACATCAAGGAGCTTTCCGATAAGCTCAAAGATGAGCGCATTATGAGTGCAAAGGACAGACAGGTTGCTTTGTCCGACATTGCAAGGAATGACGAGCAGGACACCTCCGACAGAATCAGGGCTATTGACACGCTCAACAAGATGACGGGTGAATACACCGTTAAGGTTGACGCAAAGGTTGAGCAGTCCGAAAAGCTATCCGATGTGTTCAGACAGTTGGGTGGTGAGGGACTGAGTGAGTAACAAATTCCCGTTGTCACAAAAGTATATCGACTTTATCAACACAACAAATGTGTCGGCTGAATTTCTTGAAGGCACTACAGCCTCAGGAAAAACAACAGTCGGAGCAGGCGTTAAGTTTATGCGAATGGTGTCGCAGTCGCCGAAGAAGCTTCACGCAATTGCCGCCAAGACAACTGGTAAAGCCGAAGAAACCATTATTCAGCAGGATAACGGTATTCTCGACCTGCACCGTAACGCAGTTTACTGTGGCAACGGCGACAAGGATTACAAGCTGCCGCATATCAAGTTTGAGGGCAAAATCATCTATATTCTCGGTTACAGCAGTCGGGATAAATGGGAAATGGTTCTCGGTGCGCAGTTTGGGTGCGTTTATATTGACGAAATCAACACCGCCGATATCGAGTTCATCCGAGAGATGTCAACCCGTAATGACTATATGCTTGCAACGCTGAATCCCGATGATCCGAGCCTGCCTGTGTATAAGGAGTTTGTCAACCGCTCCCGTCCTTTTAAAAAATATGAAAACGATGTTCCTCCCGAGATTACGGCGGAGCTTACCGAAGAACCTGTACCGAATTGGCGGTATTGGTTCTTTTCTTTTGCCGACAATTTAAGTCTTACACCTGAACAGATTGAAAAGAAAAAGAACTCTGCACCGAAAGGTACAAAGCTCTATAAAAATAAAATCTTAGGTTTGCGAGGCAGAGCAACAGGTCTTGTGTTCCCGAATTTTGAGAGGGCAAGACATATCAAATCAAAAGAGTGGGCAGGAAAGTTTTTGAACTGTAACCGCAAGTCGGAACATTTTGTTCAGTTCACCGCAGGTCTTGATACCGCCTATTCGCAGAAGTCGCCTGACACTATCGCAATGACATTTTACGGCATTACCAATCACGGCAAGTGTGTTCAGCTTGATGAAAGAGTTTATAACAACGCTGAAATGCAAACGCCTATTGCCCCGAGTGACACGGTGAAGAATTTTATTGATTTCCTTGACCGCAACCGTGATGAATGGGGCTTTGCACGCACGGCTTTTATTGACAGCGCCGACCAAGCGACTATTACCGAATTTCAAAAGTATAAGCGACAGCACGGCTGTGTCTATGACTTTGCAAATGCATGGAAGAAAACGAAGATTATCGACCGAATCAATCTTGTACTCGGCTGGCTTGCCACCGACTGTTATTTTGTGCTTGAACATTGTAAAAACACGATTGCCGAGTTTGAAATTTACAGCTGGCGAGAGGATAAAGACAACACACCCGAGGACGGTCACGACCATTGCATTAACAGCGGTCAATATGCGTGGCTGCCGTTTAAAAATATTATTGGAAGTGAAATAAATGGGGCTGATTAACAGAATGGCTGAATCTATCAGATCGGGAATTAAAAACTTTTTGCAGATTACTCCTGCAAGCGACAAAACAATTACCGTTACCGAAACAAGTAATCATCTGACCGAGTGCTTTATCAATCGCATTTGGTATTGGGGCAACAGCAAACAGCTTGCGGAGCTGTACAGGCAGATTGATACAAACAAAACTATGTTTTGGGCGGCAAAAAGCACAAAGGGGCTTGAAATCCGTAAAATACACACGGGCCTGCCGGCACTCATCTGCGAAACGCTTGTGAATATCGTAATTGCCGACTACAACGGCACAGATGTTACAAGTAAAAATTCAACCGCTTATGCAGAGCGTTGGGAAGACATTGAAAAGCAGAACAAGCTATCCGACACGGTTAAGCAAATGCTCCGTGACCTATGTGTTGTCGGTGACGGTGCTTTTAAGGTCAGTTTTGACACGGCTGTATCAGATGTTCCGATTGTTGAATGGTATCCTGCCGAAAACATCGACTTTACATATGTGCGTGGCAGAATCCGAGAGGTTAAGTTTTACACCGATTACACGCAAAAACACCGCCGTTACCGTTTTGAAGAAACATACGGTTACGGCTATATTCACTATGCTTTGTATGATGACAACGGCAAAGAGATTGACCTGCACACGGTTGACGCTCTTTCGTGGATTGATTCAAAGGGCGTTACATTTGACGAATCATATATGTGGGCTGTACCTGTCCTTTACGGCAAATCGTGCCACAAGGGCAGAGGTGCGGGCATTATCGGCATAAAAACAGACGCTTTCGACAGCCTTGATGAAGTGTGGTCACAGTGGATGGACGCACTCAGAGCCTGCCGAACAAAGCAGTATGTGCCTGATTGCCTTGTTCCGAGAAATCCCGAAACCTGTCAGCCGATATCGCCAAATCCGTTTGACAACCGATTTATCACCGTGGGCAACGATATGTCTGAAAACGGCAACGGCAACAGGATTTACACCGAAAGTCCGCAGATTCAGCACGAAAGCTATTTGAGTTCATACATTACTGCCCTCGACCTCTGCTTACAGGGCATTATATCGCCGTCAACTCTCGGCATTGATACGAAGAAGCTTGATAATGCAGACGCTCAGCGTGAAAAGGAAAAGACAACCCTTTACACAAGGCAGAACCTTGTGAAAATTACTCAGAACGCACTTCAAAGCCTTGTTGCAGTTGTACTCAATGCAGACGGTGAACTTAACGGCAATGGTATTGTTGAGGGCTTGGAAGTATCCGTAAACTTCGGCGAATATGCAAATCCGAGCTTTGAAAGTCAGGTTGAAACTGTGTCAAAAGCAAGACAGGGCGGTTTGATGTCAGTTGAAACCTCGGTTGACGAGCTTTACGGCGACAGCAAGTCGGAGGATTGGAAAGCCGAAGAGGTGCAGAGAATTAAGGAAGAGCAGGGCATTGCAGGCGAAGAAGAAAAATCGGAGCTTGACGATGTGGACCTTACCGACACAGAAGAACCTGACAATAACGCAGATGATGAAGAAAATGCGGAAAATAATGCAGAAAAAACCGAAAGCAATCCCGAACAGAATGATACACAGGTAAACAATGAGTGATTACAATATCAGAGAAGCCTTTGAAAAAATCGAAGATGAACTGATTGACAGCATGATGAGAAATTTCAGCCGTCACAGAGCCGAAGAAACCAAAGAGGGTTACAACTGGACACAATGGCAGGCTGAACAGCTCAAAAGTCTTGAAGAGTACCGTAAGCACAACGCAAAGAAATTTGGCAAGCGTTTCAAAACCATTAACGGCAAGGTTGAAGAGATGATTCGCACCGCCAAAGCTGACGGAAATGCAAGTCAGGAGGCAGAAATTCTTGAAGCTGTCAAGGACGGTTTCAAAGCCCCGAAAAAGCCGTCAGCACACAGCACAGCCGAGTTTTTTAAGGTGAATGACCGTAAACTTGACGCACTCATAAAATCGACCACAGATGATTTTAAAAGGGCAGAAACGGCAGTTTTGCGTATGAGCAACGACAAGTACCGCAAGGCGATTTTTAACGCACAGGTTGCAATGAACACGGGTGCGGTTACATACGAAAAAGCCGTTGATATCGCCTGCAAAGATATGCTCAACGCAGGTCTTAATTGTGTGGAATACAAAAACGGTGCAAGGCACACGCTCTCGGATTATGCAGATATGGCGGTTAAAACAGCCAACAAAAGAGCCTATCTGCGTGGTGAGGGCGAAAAGCGAGCCGAATGGGGAGTATCCCTCGTTGTTGTGAACTCAAGACAGGGCGGTTGCCCTGATTGTGCAAAATATATCGGCAAGGTGTTTATTGACGATGTATATTCAAACGGCAAAAAGTCAGACGGAAACTATCCGCTCCTCTCAACTGCAATCAAGAACGGTTTGTTTCATCCGAGATGTAAGGACAGCACAAGTACATATTATCCCGAACTTGATGATTTGGATGCACCGCTGTCTGAAGATGAAATCAAAGAGCTTGACCGTCAGCGAGGAATTGAGGAAAAACAGCAGTATGCACAGCGACAGGCAGAACGCTTTGACCGCCGTGCCGAATACAGTCTTGACGAGGACAATAAACGCATTGCCCAAACCCGAGCCGATGAGTGGCACGATAGGGCTGATATGCTTGAAGAAAAGGCGAAAAAAGCAGGGAATGTTAATAAAATCACCGATGAATCTGTTGCAAAATCGGGTAAAAGTGGTATAATAAAAGAGAAAAGTAAAAAGCCTATTACTCCGATAACCGATAAAGCTATCAGTCGTATTCCTAAAGTTGATATTGAAGGTTATACAGAAGAGCAGTGTTTGGAAATTCAAAAACAACACAAGGAGCTTTTGAAATTTTCAAAAGAACAAAATGAAAATAAAGAAGTTGCCTTCGTGTTAAAAAATGATGTGTCCAAAATGATTACAGAGCCTATTAAAGGAACTGATGAAAAAATAGATTTTGGATCAGCACTTCAAGGCAAAGATTTATTTGTTATGCACAATCACCCGAGAAACAGCAGTTATTCTTTAAATGATATTATCGAATTTATTAAGAATGATAGTATAAAAACATTTACTATTGTGAAAAACGATGGCAACATTGAAGTATTAACAAAGTTGAAAGGATACGACAGACTATCACTTTTAACAGAGTTACAACGAATGGGAAAAAAGAGGATAAAAACAGGTTCTGATAGTGAATACAGAAAGGTTATTGATAAATTTTTAAGTAAACATCAAGAAGGAGGTTTATTTGAATGGAAGAAATAAACAAATCTGTTTTAGATGGTTCTAACGAAGAAGCTTCAAAACGTCTTGACGAAATAATTAAAGAACTTGAAAAACAAAGAAACAAAAGCTAACCGCTCCGTAAAAAGGGCGGTTTTGTTGTTTAACTTGCCGAGAATATGTTCAGAGCAAGAAAAACGGCTTGTTCACGGCATTGCTTAACTTGCCTGCAACTTGCCGTAACAGAACTAAATACATCAAATCAGCACTTTGAGAAATCAGAGTGCTTTTTTATTATTAATCAAAGAAAGGTTTGATACTATGAGAAAAAGAATTTTAGCAATTGTACTTATGGTAGTTATGATTGCAACAACCGTACTGGTTACTGTGGGCTGTACCGAGGCAACACAGGTATCGTACAATGTTTCGCAGGAAGCAGACAATTTCAATGTGATACGCAGGCTTACGGTTATTAACACAAGAACCGATAAGCCGTCATTTGAACTTGTTGCCGCTTTTTCATTACAGGTCGATAATGACGATAACCAAATTGAGGTTGTCTGCGAAACGGGCAAGGGTGAATACAAAAAGCATATCATAGGTCTTAATGATGAAACTATGTATGTTGTAGAGGACATAAGCGGTGCAGAAGTGGATAAATACCGTTATGAAATTAACTTCCTGCCTAAACAGATTTTGCCGATTACATTTAAGAGTAAAGATTAACAGTTAAACCCGTCGATTTCGACCGGTTTAGAAAGGTGGTGACAGAATGAAAATCAGAGTAACAACAGCATTTAATGACAGGCAGAACGGTTATGTAACCCGACCTGTGGATGAAGTTTTTGAATGCTCCGAGCAGAGAGCAAAGGAACTCATTGACGGCGGTTTTGCAGAAGAGGTCAAGCCTGACGCTCCCAAAAAGCCGAGAGCAAAAACAGTTAAAACAGAAAAAGCAGATTAAGCACTTTACGAATATGTAAGGTGCTTTTTTATTGTCCGAAGACATTAAACTACGGGAGACACCGTGCAAAACTGAAACAGAGAGACACTCTATAAACTGATTACGGGAGACACCCGAAAAACTGAAAGGATATGAAAAAAATGGCAGAACCAAATCTAACACCAACCCCCAATGAAACGACACCTGCACCGCAGGGAACTCCACAGGGAAACGCTCCTGCCTTTGATTATGACAAGCTCGCAAGCCTTATTACAGGCAAACAGAGCGTGACAGAGGACACCGTTTTGAAGTCTTATTTTAAGGAGCAGGGATTGTCAGCCGATGAGATGAAAGAGGCTATCGGTGCTTTTAAAAAGCAGAAAGCCAAGAACACTCCCGACTTTGCAAAAATGCAGTCGGAAGTTGAATCCGCAAACAACGCAAAACTTATGGCAGAAGTCAACCAATCGGCAACCCTCGAAGCCGTAAAACAGGGCGTTGACATTGCAACAGTTCCTTATGTGCTTAAAATTGCAGACTTTTCAAAAGCTGTGACAGACGGCAAGGTCAATGCGAAAAAGCTGACAGAGGCTGTTAAAAAGGTGCTTGACGATATTCCCGCACTCAAGGGCAAACCTGCCGAGAACGGCACAGGAGTTAAGAAAATCGGCGGTGACGGCAACAGCGACAAAAATTTAACAGAAGATGCCTTAAGAGGAATTTTCGGCATCAAATCGAAAAAGTAAGAAAAGAGGTAAATAATTATGGCAGTATTAGAATACGCAACTATTTTCAGTAATGTTTTAAGAGAATTGTACGGTCAAGCCCTTACTTGTGATGACCTTTACCACTCAAACTCTGACATTCAGATTATCAACGGTAAGGATATTAAAATCCCGAAACTCTCGGTCAGCGGTTATAAAGACCATACACGAGGTGCAGGCGGTTTTAATTCGGGTACATATTCAAACGGTTACGAAACCAAAACCCTTGACCACGACAGAGATATTGAGTTTGCTATCGACCCTATTGATGTTGACGAAACAAATATGGTAGTAACTATCGCAAATATTCAGACACGCTTTGAAAAAACACAGGCTATACCTGAACTCGACTGTTATACTTACAGCAAGCTTTATACAGAAGCTAAGCGAGTTGGTGCAACAGTAAAAACTACTGCATTAACTGCGGCGAATGTGCTTGCAGATTTTGACGATAACCTTGAGGCTTTTGCCGAAGCGGGTGTACCGCTCGACAGGGTTATTCTTTATGCGACACCACAGTACAAAAAGCTTTTGAAGAATGCAGAGGGTATTCAGAGAACACTTGAAATCAGTTCCGCAAAGGGCATTGACCGCCGTGTTCGTTCCGTTGATGATATTGATAAGATTGTAGAAGTGCCAAGCTCAAGAATGAAGTCTTTGTTTGATTTTACAAACGGTTGTGTTGCTGACAGCTCAGCTAAGCAGATTGACTATATTCTTATTGACCCGGAAGCACAGGTGTCAAGAGTTAAGTATTCATATATCAATGTCTATACTCCGGGTTCTGACAGCCGAACAGCTGATAATTATATATATCAGAACAGAAAAGTTAATGGTACTTTTGCCATTGACGAACTTATGAAGCAGGGCGTAATCATTCATGCCGAGGCTTAAAGCGAGGTGAGAAAAAATGAAAGCAATCAAAGACAATAAGTCATATACAGTCAACACAGACGAGGAAGCTAAGACTTATGTATCCCGTGGTTATGATATTCAGGATGACAACGGCAAAATCAAAGAATATGGATTAGGCAAGAAAATTTCTGTTGATGATTACAATACTTTGAAGAAAGAAAATTCAAAGCTCAAAGCCGAAAACAAAAAACTTAAAGAGAGTACCAAGTCAGACACAAAGGAGTAAATCTATGTATGCCGATTACATTGAACAGCAGGGCGGAGATGAGAACAGCGTTATCTCTGCCGAACACATTGATGTTCTGACTTTTAACCGCATTGATTTTGAAAAACTTTCGGAAATGCAGAAGAGAATCATCGGCAGAGTGCATAGCAGACTTACTGCTTTTGAAGAAGAAAATGCCGATATGATTTCTTCCTACCTGAAAAGCTATTCAATCAACGGCACATCAATGGAATTTGGCGCAAGCTGGAATTTAATGTGCATCAGCGGAGTGGCAATTCCTGCCGACCTCTATGCGTTGCTAAAATCAACAGGACTTTGTTATCCTGCAATCTGAAAGGTGCGTGAAAACCGTGAAATTTCCGTCACTTGTAAAAAAGCAGTTCTGCAAAACTCCTGTCGAGGTCACAATCTACGGTGAGGGTGTTACCGAAGACGGAACACCCCTGACCGTGTTTGAATGCAAAAATCTGTATCCCTCCGAAAATCTTTATCCGTCAAATCTCCGCTGCGGAGGCAATGCTGTATGCAATGTGCAGTCAAAGGCAAAGACGGTCTATACCAAAGAGCAGAAAATTGTTCAGGTGTCGGCTGTCTTGCTTTTTGACGGCGATATTGCCCCCGACAGCCCCACTTTAAGCGGTGGCTTTGTAATCCTTGACGGTGTGAAGCGAAGTATCGTACAGGGTACAAAACACCGCAACCCTGACGGTACAGTTAATTTTACGGAATTGGATGTGATTTAATGGGATTTTCGGTATCATCAAAAATCAAACTCAATATGCCTGTTGTAAAACAGCTTGACAAGGCAAAGCAACAGGCTCTTGAACAGACAGGTGACGCACTTCTTACACGGGTGAAAAACAAGCAGGTAATGCCGTTTGATACAAGCATACTTCAAGACGATAGTACCGCTGTTGATTATTCACAAAGTGCAAAGGGGATAGTTAAAATTGTGTCAGATACTCCGTATGCAAGACGGTTGTATTTTCATCCCGAGTATAATTTCAGCCGTAAGGAAAACATTGCCGCAGGCGGTAAATGGTTTGCACCGTGGCTTGCGGGCGGTACACGGCAGAATTTTTGCAGTCGGGCATTTGTGAGATTATACAGAAAGGAAGCAGGACTTTGATTTACTTATCGGACATCAGAGATTGGCTCAAAAGCGTTACCTCAGCAGAGCATTATTACATTGGCAAGCTTGACAATAAGCAGGACAGGTCAATCGGTGTGTATTCATTAAAGCAGTCGGGAACACCCACAAGGGCAATCGGCGGTGAAAGTACCTACGATACAATAAGCGTGTCTTTGCTTATCCATTACACCGACAACGCAAGAGAAACCGAGGAGTTTGCACGCAGACTTTACGCAACGCTTTACGGCATTAAAAATGTTGAAATTAAGGAACACAAAATCTATATAATCGAACTGCTCACGGAAGAACCCGTTGATGTGGGAACAGACGACAAGGGTGTGTATGAGCAGGTCATTGAAGTTAAATTTTATTACGAAAGGAAGTAATTTTATGGCAAAAGTTGAATCGGGAGTATTCCCGTGCTATGAAAATCAGTTTGCGGTTGGCAAGGCAGGAACAGAATCCGCCACGACAAATATTGCTAACTGCGAAGAATTTTCTGTTGCATTTGACAACGGTGTCGAGGAATGGACAGCCTTTGAAAACGAGGGCTGGAAGTCAAGGCTTATGACAGCAAAGTCAATCACAATTTCGGTAAAGGGCAAGCGTACAATCGGTGACGCAGGCAATGACCAGATTGCCGCCCTTGCATTTGAAAACGGCAGAAAGGCAGAAGTTTCGTTTATGTGGACCTTCCCTAACGGTGCAACCGTCCTCTTTAAAAATGCAGTTGTATCCGTTACATCAAACGGTGCAGGCGCAAGTACGGGTGTTGCTCCGCTTGAATTTGAAGTTATGTCAAACGGCAAACCCGTATATACAGCAGCCGCTTAAAAAACGAAAGGAATGAACGATTATGTCAAAGTTAATTGATATTACAGACAAACTTAATTTTGAGGAAAAGCCGAGCGTCAGAGTTAAAAATGTTGACCTTGCAATCAACAATGACGCAGTTTCAATGCTCAAAGTTGCGGCACTTTTTGAGGACGGCAACGGTAAAAGTAAAGATGTTATCGAAATGTATCATCTTCTTTTTGATGAATCCGAGAGAGAAAAGATTGAAAAGTTAAAGCTGAATATGCACGATTTCAACGCCCTTATCAGCGAATCTGCCAAAATTGCAACAGGCGATTTGACTGACGAGGGGGAAGCTCAGACCCCGGCTACGACCTGATTGATGACTTTGATTTAATCGTGTCGAGCTTTCGCTCGGAGTACGGGGTCAGCATTTATTCAAAGGATTTTGTAAAAATGAGTTGGAATGAGTTCTGCTCACTTCTGCAAGGCTTAGGACCCGAAACACCGCTTGCAAGAACGGTTCAAATTCGCCTTGAAACCGACAAAGAAGTCTTGAAAAACTTTACTTCGTCACAGCATAAAATCCGCAACAAATGGCGGTCAAGGAATGTAAAGCACTATTCAGACGAAGATATGAACACCGTTCTTGCAGAATTTCAAAACTTCTTCGCTAATCTGTAAATTTGTACATAATTTTCGCTGTATCTACAAAATTCTTGACAATGTTAATATATAGTGATAAAATGTAACATACACTAACAAATTTATTAAGGAGAGTGTATGTTTATGAAATGTCCACATTGCGGAAACGAATTAAAGGACGATGCAAAATTTTGCGACAAGTGCGGTGCAGGCTTTGGCGGAAACGATTCAACCTCGGCAACCGTAAATCCTGCAAATGCGAAGAAGAAAATTTACAAGCGTTGGTATTTTTGGGTTATTATCGTTGTTGCTATTATGATTGTTGGCGGTGTAAACGGTGCAATTAACGGTAACAGCGGTTCAAACAAATCAAAGCAGGAAACTACTGTTGCAAATCAGAGTTCAGAAAAAGCAACTGAAAAAGCGACAGAAGCACCGACCACAAAAGAAGTTGCAACAGAAAAGCCTACTAAAGACCCGAAGAAGGTTGAAAAAGAATTTAAAGACGGTTGCAAAACAGTCGACTTTAAAACTCTTTCAAGAAACCCTGACAAGTACAAAGGTAATGACTACAAGTTTGAAGGTCAGATTATTCAGGTTCAGGAAGGCTGGGGCGATTCGGTTGACCTGAGAATCAATATAACCAAAGAAGAAAATGAGTATCTTGATGAACCATTGTGGACTGATACAATCTACGCAACTGTAGAAATTCCTGACGGTGCGGACAAACTCCTTGAAGATGATGTAATCACATTCTGGGGAACTTGTGACGGCGACTATACATATGAAACCGTAATGGGCAACAATGTGTCACTTCCGAAAATCGACATCAAATACTACGAACTCAACAACTAAAACAAAAAGCCACTCCAAATGGGGTGGCTGTTCTTTTGCAAAATTTTTAAGCGTACATCATAGCGGTGTGCGCTGTTTTTATGCCTGTTTTTAAAAAATCTAAAATGAAAGGAAGTGGTGAATATGGCGACAAAGGCGGGTGAAATTGAGCTTGATGTCAGGCTGACAGGTGATGATATTTCAAAAACATTGCATAAGATTTCCGATTCAATTACCAAAAAGTTTGATTCGGCATTTTCAAGTCTTTCAAAAGATTTTGAAAATGTAAGCACTGATATGAAACAGTCCTTTTCAAAGGTTGCAGAGGGCGTTTCTCAGAAAACCGAAAAAGAGTTTTCAAATATCAAAGGCAGCGGTGAGCAGTTAAGCAATTCGGTTTCATCTTCGTTTAAGAAAATCGGTGCGGCTGTGGTTGCCGCCTTTTCCGTTGCCAAAATCAAGGAGTTCGGTCAGCAGTGCATTGAATCGGCTGCGGAAGTCAATGCGGCAAATTCGCAGTTTGAGCAGACATTCGGCACAATGCAGTCGCAGGCAGAATCAGCCATTCAGAGCGTTGCCGATCAAAGCGGTATTCTTGAAACCCGATTACAGGGTGTCGGCACAAGCATTTATGCCTTTGCAAAAACTACTGGAATGGACAGTTCAAGTGCTTTGGGTATGATGCAGGAGGCTTTGCAGGTAACAGCCGATAGTGCCGCATATTATGACCGTTCGCTTGAAGACACCGCAGAAAGCCTGAAATCGTTCTTGAAAGGCAACTTTGAAAATGATGCCGCACTCGGTTTGTCCTGTACTGAAACCACACGAAATGCGGCGGCTAATAAGCTGTATGGCAAGTCATTTATGGATTTGTCGGAATCGCAGAAACAGCTCACGCTTTTGCAAATGGTTAAGGACGCTAATCAGCTTTCGGGTGCTATGGGACAGGCAAGCCGTGAAGCAGACGGTTGGGAGAATGTAACGGGCAACCTCAGAGAAAGTTGGAAACAGCTCCTTGCCGTAGTCGGTCAGCCTATTCTTCAGGTGGCAACTCAGGTTGTAAAGCGGTTGAGTTCCGCACTTGCGAATTTAACGGAATATGCCAAAGGTGCGGTTGAATCGCTCTCAAAGGTCTTCGGCTGGGATACAGGCAACAACACCGCAAGCAATATCAAATCTGCGTCCGATTCTGCCAAAAGCCTTACGGATACGGCAGATGACAGTTCAAAGTCACTTGATAATGTTCAGAAAAGTTCCGAAAAAGCAAAGAGAAGTGTTGCGGGCTTTGATAAGCTGAATGTGCTTTCAAGCTCTGACAGCTCATCTTCAAAGTCAGACACCTCCTCATCAAAAAGCTCTTCAGGCGGTTCATCAGGCGGAGCTGTTGCAAAGAATGTTGTCAAGGACACAAGCAAAAACCTTTCGGAGGCATTCAAAAATCTATACGAAAAAAGCGGATTCAAAGGCTTTGTCGAGAATGTACAGAAAGGTATTAACAAGGTTGACTGGTCAGCTATAGGCAAGAACTGCAAGACCGTTTTTGATAATGCTGTTCCCATAGTTCAAAAGGCATTCGGCACAATGCAAAAGGTCGGTTCTGCAAAACTCGGGGCAATCGGCTCTGCATTCGGAGCGGTTGCGACAATCGGCGGAAAGTCGTTTCAGACCATTTCAGGCGGTGTTGCTAAGTGGATTTCAAAAGACAGGGAAAAGATTATCGGCTTTATCGACACCATAGGCAACAATCTTACAAACGGCTATAACAACCTTTCAATCTTTTTTGATAATTTCGGTACACTTGCAGGCAATGCAATTGACAATGTTCGCCCTCAAATGGAAGAATCAATTTCCAATCTTTTAAGCGGCCTTACAACCTTTGCGGGCTCAGTCGGCGAAGTTGTTTCGGGTGCGTTTTCAACTGCAACCGAAAGCCTTGTTGAATGGACTGAAAATGACGGTGCAACAATCACAGAATTTCTTGAAAATTTACAATTGCAGTTTGCAGATGTGTTTGACTTTATCGGTCAAATTTTCGGAGATATCGGAACAATTATCAGTAATTGGTGGAACGGCAACGGACAGCAGATTTTTCAGAATATCTGCAATATGTTTACCAACATCGGCACAACCCTGATGAATGTTTACAATCAATGGATTAAGCCTGCGTGGGATTTTATCGTAGCAATCGTAAAGTCAGCTTGGGAAAACTGGCTGAAGCCTGTTTTTGAGGGTGCAATAAACTTCTTCGGCAAGGTTGCAGACTGTGTTTCAACCGTGTGGAATAACTTCCTGTCACCGTTTGTAAACTGGCTTGTCAGCTTTTGGGGACCTATATTTCAGAATGTTTTCAATGCCGTAAAAAGAGTGTTTGATAATGTGTTTACATTTATCGGTGGGTTGGTTACCTCTATACAGAAAACATTCGGCGGTCTAATTAACTTCATTACAGGTGTTTTCTCAGGCGATTGGAACAAAGCATGGCAGGGTATCTATGACTCCTTCAAAGGCATTTGGGACGGCATTTGCGCCGTGTTTAAGTTCATTATAAACGCAATCATTGACGGCATAAATGCGTTGTGGACGGGTATTTATAACTTTGTTTCGGGCGTTGTTAATTCAATCGGCGGAATTGCGGGTATTATCGGCGCGGCATTTGGACAGGATTGGAGTTTTTCAATGCCTGAAAATCCGCCTCTTATTCCGAGATTTGAAGAACCCACGGAATCACCAGCACGAAAATTTGCAAAAGGCGGTATTGTTAAAGCTCCGACACTTGCGGTTGTCGGCGATAACGCAGGTGCTAACAGCGGTAACCCTGAGGTTATTTCTCCTCTTAACAAGTTACAGGGTATGCTCGACAATTCGGGCGGTCAGGATACAGTGATTCTCACACAAATTCTTGACCTGCTTAAACGCATTTATGAAATGTTCATTATCTTTCGCAATAACGGTGGCAACACTTATTCGTTTACTGCCGAGCTTGAGGGTTCAACGCTTTTTGAAGAAATGATAAGACAGGATGAGCTTTACAGACGCAGACACAACGGTAAATCCGCATTTGCATAAAGGGGGGATGATATGTCAAATTATAACGGCTATTTGCTTAAATTCGGCAACAACATAATGCCGAATAAGTACATTACCGCATTTTCATCAACTCCGAATCAGCGACTTGAAACTTCTGCGGAACGAGATCAGAACGGTACGCTTCAAAGGGCAACGCTGCCAAATTACAAAACAAAAATTTCGTTTTCAACTCACATTCTTCATCTTGACGAAAAGATTGATTTTCAGTCGATTATAAACCTCTCAATGGCGAATAAGTTACAGAGAAAGTGCAGGGTAACTTATTGGAACGATGAAACGAACAGCTATTACACCTCTTATTTTTATATTCCCGATATTGAATATACCGTAATGAATGCCGAAAAGAATGAAATAACCTATCAGCCGATTACTGTTGAGCTGATTGAGTATTAAGGGGTGATTTTTAAAAATGCTTGTATCTAAAGAAATTGCTGATAAGCTGAAAACAAACACACTTTACAACACCGTTGCCCTGCATTCCCCCGACGGCAGTTTTGAGGATATAACAGGTGAAAGTATCGTGCTTGACAGCTTTTCGCTTGAAAATGAAATCGTTGAAAAAGAATTGAAATTCGGCGGTTGCATAGCCTCTGAAATGAGCGTGAAACTCATTGATTATGATTACTCGGCTTTGATAGGAAAGACGGTACAGGTCATCATAACGGCAACATATCTTGAATCAGAGCTGTATCCGTCAGATGATTTGTACCCGTCAAATACTCTTATTTGTCCTGCTGAAACAGGAACGGTTGAATGTCCTGTTTTCTACGGTAAAATTCAGTCGGCTCAAAGAGATAAAAAACAGCGTAACATCGTCAAAATCACAGCCTATGACGCTTTTTATGATATGTCAAAGGTGGATATGTCTTTGTGGTTTGCAGGCAAAGAGAACGAGGACGGCAGTTTTGCTTATGGTTATGCGCACTATCAAAAAGACGATAATTTTAAGAGCTTTTATTCAATAATCGCAGAATTTGCCAAAGATTATGCAATTACAGGGGTTTCACCGCCGAGCTTATCTGTCTTTAGTGTACCGCTGAAATTTGACGATACCTGCGTGGAAAAGGTTATAAAGGACATTACCTTGTCAGGTTTAATCCAAGCTTATGCAGAATTAACTTTGAGCTTTGCCGTTATAGATGCCGACGGAAAAATGCGTTTTAAAAGGCTGTATTCTCAATCTTCCGTTGAAACAATCGATTCGTACAAAGATTTATTCTTTGAAGATTACGAACTTGAGCCTATCCGTATGTACAGTGCTAAGTTTGCTGATAAAAAAGCGTTTTTGTATGGCAACAGTAACGATTTTTCGTGGTATGTTTCCGATAACATTTTGATGAGGTGCAGAACAACAGCAAGTGATATCGGCACAAAATATAATTCTGTTAATTTTTTTGGTGATGTATATAAATATCGCCCGACAAAAATTAAGCTGTTTTCGTATTGGTGGCTTGAGGCAGGCGATAAGTACACAATTAAAACTCCGTTTGAAGATTTGCCGACAATCGAAACATTTGTGTTCAATAAGAAAATGGACGGATTTATAACTGCCCTCACATCAAAGGGCGAAAAACGATTAGGAAAGGAAGTAAAAGAAAATGAACAAATACAATAAAATTGTCTTTGTGAACGGCTCTGCTCCGCCCCTCAATGCCGACAACCTCAACCATATGGATGAGGGAATTGAACGGGCAACAGACGGAGCAATTGCACTTGAAACCGAAATAGCCACGGCAAGAGGTGATTCTGCCGACCTGAACACACGCTTCACCGCTGATGAAGCAAGCCTTGAAGCCGTGAAGTCTGAAATAGCCACAGCAAGAGGCGGTCAAAATTCACTTGGAACAAGGCTTGATAAAACAGACAAGAGTATTGCCCGAAAGCTTGATTCAATGCCGTTCGACAGCGAACCCAAAAATAACAGCCCGTGTTATCTCACAAGCGGAGCAGTTTACAACGCTCTGCTTGTGAAAGCAGATAAAACCGCCTTGGCGACTAAATACGATTCGTCAAATATTGAAAGTGGTACATCAACACTCACACCGTATTCAACCGTCACCGATAAAATCAAAAGTGCAAACTGTACATATAAGACGATTGGTGACATCGTAATCGTCAGTGCAACGGTCAAAATGAACGCAGTATCTCTTAGCGGCAATAGCATGTGTCCGCTGATTGATTTGCCGTACAAATGTATTTCCGAGGACAATGTTTTTTGTGTCGGTATTTCAAACCTTGGCAAGCTCTTTAAATTTGCCATTCCGAAAAATAACACTTGGCTACAGTTTTCGACTCAGGATAAGACGGCTTACACATTTGCAGACGGCGAGCAAATTAATGTGATTTGCTTGTACAAAATTAAATAACGGAGGTAAAAATAATGGAACTTAAAGAAAAAATCACACTCGATATGCTCACAAAGGACAGCGTTTCGGTACTCAGACAGCAGTTTTTGACCTTCAACGGTGAAGAAATGCAGGTTGGCGGAAACATCCGCAACGCATACATGAACAGCAAATCGGGCAGAGAACAGCTTAAAACGGTGCTGTCAGACGAATATTACAATGCCGTTATGGCAGTTTGGGGCGATAATCCAACCGTTGACGAGCCGATAGAAAGCGAGGTGTAAACAATGAAAGAAAACATTTTACAGGCATTATTTGCCACGGTATGCGGTGCTATTGTCGCATATCTTAACATCTTGCTTGTGCCGTTTGCGGTGATGATTGCGGTAATGATTATCGACTATATCACAGGAATGGCACAGGCATACATCAGTCACACACTTAACAGCCGTGTCGGGGTAACTGGTATCATCAAAAAGGTAGGCTATATCGTAGCCGTAGCGGTCGGTATTGTTGCCGACTATCTCATCAGTTCGGCACTTGTCAACTGCGGAATCGACCTGCAGATTAACTACTGCATCGGCATGATTGTTACGATTTGGTTTATCATCAACGAGTTGATTTCAATCCTTGAAAACCTTTCGGAAATCGGAATCCCATTGCCGAAATTTTTGGTATCAATCGTTAAGAGATTAAAGACTACTATCGAAACAAAAACAGATGAAAGCGAGGAATAATTATGAGTAACTCAAAACTTGTAAATTACACAAAATTAAGTCCAAACCACAGCGGTAAACGCACACACAGCATTGACCGCATTACTCCGCATTGTGTAGTCGGTCAGTGTAGCGTTGAAACACTCGGAAACATTTTTCAGAACACAGCTTGTGAGGCAAGCTGTAACTACGGAATCGGCTATGACGGCAGAGTGTTGCTCTGTGTCGATGAGGGCAATCGCTCTTGGTGTTCATCAAGCAATGCAAATGACCAGCGTGCAGTCACAATTGAATGTGCAAGCGACACGGTAGCTCCGTACACCATGAACAGTAAGGTTTACAACAAACTCGTTGCACTCTGCGTTGACATCTGCAAGCGTAACGGCAAGACTAAACTGCTTTGGTTTGGCAATGAGGACAAGACTTTAAACTATTCGCCAAAATCAGGCGAAATGGTCTTGACTGTACACAGGTGGTTTGCGAATAAATCTTGCCCAGGTGACTGGCTTTATAACAGGCTTGGCAATCTTGCAGACGAAGTAACTGCACAGCTCGGCGGTAAAACATCAAATAAGGAGAATGAGGAAATGATTAAATACGGCTCACACAATACAGCAACACTTGCATTCAAGAAACAGTTGATTACACTCTACAATATGGGTATCATCAAGACGAAAGTCGATAATTCAAACGGTTTCGGTGACGGCACTTTGAAAGCTGTAAAAGAGGCACAGAGAGCAGGTAAGGTCACGGTTGACGGCAAGGTTGGCGAAAAAACAATCAATGCTATCTATCATCTTATCAATGATTGCAATTGGGCTAAAGATAAGAAAATTGCAAATGCCAAAAAGGCACTTGGCTGATGTTAAATATTTCGCACCGTTGCAAATTTTATGTGGCGGTGCGGATATCATAAATGAAGAATTGGGGTGACGAAAACGGTAAATTTATATCAGGGCGATTGCCTTGAATTAATGAAAAACATTCCCAATAACAGCGTTGACCTGTTGCTGACAGATCCACCATACGGGATTGATTTTCAATCAAAATATCATAATGATAAACAAAAAGAAAGCCTAAAATTTTAAATGATAAAAAGCCATTTACAGATTTTATCCCATTGATAAAGTCAAAAATTGCAAAAACAGGAGGCATACTGTGTTTTACCCGTTGGGATGTTCAGCAGATCTTCATTGATGAGTTTATTCGTAACGGTTTAAAGCCGAAAAATGTTCTTATTTGGGACAAGAAAAGTCACAGTATGGGCAATTTAAAAAAGGCATTTGGCGGCAGATACGAGAGCATTATTTGGATACCGAACGATGATTTTAAATTCAAAAACGGACGACCGCAGGATTTAATTTCTGTTCCAAGAGTAACGCCGTGTAAGTTAATTCACCCGAATGAGAAACCTGTTGAGCTCCTTGAATTTTTGATTGAAAAAACTACTTCACAAAACGCAACCGTCCTTGATTGCTTCATGGGTTCAGGTTCAACGGGAATTGCCTGCATAAATACAAACCGTGATTTTATCGGTGTTGAGCTTGACGAAAAGTATTACAAAATTGCTGAGGAAAGAATAAATTCAGTGATTAAATAAATTACATATTAAACACATAATTGCAAAAAAATTCCCCCTCATCCGCCGTAAAAAGTGGATGAGGGGAGTTTGTTATTTGTAGATTTGTTAGCTACTTGTTAGCTGTGTGTTAGCTACGATATGTATTTTTCCGTGTTTTAGAGTGATTTAAGTATAGCAAAACCCCAGTAAATATCGTATTTACTGGGGTAAAAAGCTATGGTGCAGGTAACAGGACTTGAACCTGCATGAAACTGCTTTCACATGGACCTGAACCATGCGCGTCTGCCAATTCCGCCATACCTGCTTATTTAATTTTGTTGTACAAATTAGTTGTGAGTTAATCACATATCTGCCAATCTGAGATATAGCCACAACGCTACCCCTGACCTACTGCTTAGAAGGCAGTTGGTCACTCTTAGCATCCATTATTTGTGCAACACCCAAAATGTGCTATATTATTATAGCAGACCGACAGGTAAGTGTCAAGTGACATTTACTTTATCGGTCTGTTTTACGCTGATTATTTTTCAGAATCGGGTTTGCGGATTTTGAAACCGTCATATTTTCCGATGTCGCAGAGGGCAATTTCGTGGCAACCCATCCTTGTTGAAAGCGGTGCAAGCTCCATATAGTCGCCGTAGAGGAAAGTAAGGTACTTGTCATATTCCTTTGGCACGGGGAACTTGTAACCCTCAAAGTCGGCATAAGCAACATCGTCAAGATATTCCTTTGGAAAAGCACCGTTATAAATATTTCTGCCCATTCCGTCATAGAGATATTTTGCGTTCTTTTTGTTTTTAAAGAATTTTAAAGTACGGACTTCAAGCCACATACTGAATCTGAGCGGAAATATTTTCTTGCAGAAATTTGTTACAATGCTCTGGATTCTACTGCCGTTTTCAGCCTTACGATTATTCCATTTATTGAACACCAGCGCTCTTGTGAACAGAGTCACAGCCATATGAATTTTTCGTCCGATTGCTGAATTGGCTGTGTTATCATGACAGAAAATATCAAACGCAATTCCGTTGTGCATTGCGTGGTGGTCTTTTGCAAAGTCGGTTGCAAAGAAAGTGTCGTCAAGTCTGACCTTGGCAAATTCATAGAAACAAGCCTTGTCCGTATGGTACGATTGAAAAGTCATATTGCTCGGAAGTTCCTTTGGCGCAATCTCGCAAAAGCGGTCAAAATCTTCACGCAACATCATAATATCGGCATCATCATCCCACGGAATGAATCCTTTGTGACGGATTGCACCGAGAAGTGTTCCGCCACCGAGAAAATATTTTATGTTATGCTTTCGACAAATTCTGTCGGTTTCAAGCAGAAATGCAAGCTGAATTTCGTGAATTGAATCAAGTCTGCGTTCGTGTGAGTGGGGGATACGCAGAACTTTTTCAGACTTCATCTTGTCCATTATGCAGATTTTCAGCATGGTTTCAAGGTCAATGTCGGGAGTGCATTCGTTTACGAAAATTTTGTTTGAATTAATTGCACAGCCGTCAAGCTCCGTAAAATTGCCCGACTCAATTGTACAGCGACTGCCGTAAATATCGTTGAGAACAGCCGCAATCATAATCAGCGATGCGTTGCAGTTTTTGCCGCCGACATTATAAACTGCGTTTTCTTCAAGATTTGTCATTGCGAAAACAATCGCCTTTAAAACATCGTTGATATAAACAAAGGTGCAGCGATCCCTTGTTGCCGGAACAACTGTGTCACGGCGGTTGGCTATATCGTCAAAAACAGGATCAAGCACGCTTGTAAAGTTGCTTGACGCTCCCAAAATTATGCCCGTTCTGAGCGTTGTAACGGTTGATTCGCTGTTCTTCAAAACCGAGTGCAAGGTGGTTTCTCTCGTTCTCATAAGCTGACCTGCAAGCGATGAGGGAGAGGTTGCGTCAAGTTCTGCGTACTCGTTTTCGGAATAAACTCTGTGCGGTTTGGATTTGCCGTAAATTCTGCTGTCGTTCACAACGACAACTCTTGCGCCTGTGGCTTTTGCAATTTTGGCACAGGCATTTATCTCTGCAATGCCGTCAATCATGATCTGTGGGTTGTTGTCTGTATGTTCACCGCAGATTCCTGTTGTAATTACATAGTCGGCACTTGAAATTTCTGATGCAGAATTATAATCGACAAAATCAAAATCATCTCTTAACAAGAGTTCGCTGTGGTATGATGCCATTGCGTTGCGTGATTTGCCGAGAAGGATAACTTTTATTCCGAGCCTTTTAGCCTCGTTATTGTACAGAAAGGCATAGCAAAGACACCTTGCAAGTTCACCGCCTGAGATGACAATTGTTTTGTCCCTGAGCTTTGCAAGAGTTTCTTTTTCAACTCCGGGCAATGCCGCCCTGTCGGCCTCAAATTCGTTTAAAAAATCTTTAATACGCATTACTTTATCCTTCGCAATTCTGCACGCAGTTCTGTTGCTCTTATACTGCGTTTTATTCCGTCTTTAAGCGTGGTTTTCGGACTAAAGCCGAGTGATTTTATTTTATCATTGCACAAAACATACGGTGTGGGGGATGACGGAGAAAATTCGGGTTCTTCTTCGTCTTTTCTGTGAACGAACACTACAGAAAGATTCTTTTCGCGATTTGCCGATTTTACAAGCTGTGCAAATTCCCGCATTGTCACATTTGCGTTATCGTTTGAAATGTTGTATGCCTCGCCGCTTTTTCCGTTAAGCAAAATATCAATCAATGCAGAAACCGTGTCCGTCACATAGCAAAAGCTGAACTTTTCACCACCGTTATCTGTAAGCATAATGCTCTGATTTTTTGCCGCACTGACAATCAGCTTTGCCCATTTTCTTTCATCGCTCATTCTGACACCTCCGAGTGTGGGGCAGGGACGGGCGATTTTTACATTCATACCGAACTTTTCAGCATAGCAAACAGCAAGTGTTTCGGCTGAACGCATACTTTGTGCGTATGCACTGTCGGCATCGGTCGGATCGAGATAGCCAAGGTCGTTTTCGCAAATGTTATTTTTACCGCTGAAAACCTCCCCGTAAACCATATATGAAGATACGAGCAGAACCGATTCGGCATTTGACTCTTTTGCATATTCAAGCACATTTGCAAAGCCCCAAGTGATTGTATCCGCAATTTCGGGATTACTGCAATCTTCCTCTGCAACCTCACACGGGCAGTTGCAGTATATTACAAAGTCGGCTCTTTCAATCTCCGGAAAGTTCTTTGACTCTCCGATTTCAACAACAAAATCTTTGCGGAGAGTAAGGCTGCCGAACTGCTTTTCGGCATCTTCACGGCTTTTTGCAAGGGTGATTACCCTTGTGTTGTTTTCAAAAAAATCATTGCCCTCAAGCAATGTGCATATAATGTAATATGCAATAAGTCCGTGACAGTCCGACACGAAAACAGTCTTGTTTTTTAACTGTTGAAAATTTATCCTGTTGTCTGCAATTTTTATAATGTCCTCAAAAATTTCGGAGGGCAGATTGCCTTTTACGGTACAGTCCAT